CACGGAAGCAGTCGAGCAGACGCAGCAGGAAAAGCCCAAGAACGACTGGGTTCAACGCCGCATCGACCAGCTCACGCGGGAGAAACACGAGGAAAAGCGGCAGCGTGAAGCGCTCGAACAGCAGTTGCGGCAGTACCAGCAACCCGCTGACAACTCGCAGCAGCCCCAGCAGCGGCAGATGAGCGCCGACGAGGTGCGGGCCGAAGCGAAGCGCCTCATCCAGCAAGAGAAGTTCGACGACGCCTGCAACAAGGTGTTCGACGCCGGCAAAGGCGAGTTCGGTAACGAGTGGGATTCGTCGCTGCGCACGTTCCAGATGCTCGGCGGCGCATCGCCGGACTTTCTGGAGGCGATCACGGCGATGGATGCCGGCCACAAGGTGTTGCATCACCTGGGCCAGAACCCGGAAGTCGCCGAACGCGTGCTGTCCCTTCCTCCGTTGCGCATGGCGCTTGAACTGGCCCGTCTCGAATCGACGGTCGGTCAGGCCAAACCCAAACCCGTTTCCAACGCCCCCGCACCGATCAACCCGATCGGCGGACGGTCCGCACCTGTCGAGCCCGAGGAATTCGCCACGGCCGCAGAGCAGATCGCGTGGTGGAAGAAACACGGCTCCAAATGAGGCTGAAAAATGGCTAATACCCTTCTCAATACCAGCAAGATCCTCGACAAGTCGTTGATGATCCTCGAAAACAACCTGGCGTTCTCGTCGCGCGTGAACAAGGAATACAGCGACGAATTCGCGGTCAAGGGCGCAAAGATCGGCTCGACCGTCAACGTCCGCAAGCCGGTTCGCTTCGTCGGCACGACCGGCCCCGCGCTGGCTGTCGAAAACGTGGTGGAAACCGTCATCCCGGTGACGCTCGACACGCAGTTCCACGTCGACTTCACGTTCTCGTCGCAGGAACTGACGTTGAACATCGACGATTTCGCAGAGCGCTATCTGGCGCCGGCGATGGCGACGATTGCCAACAAGATTGACCTGGACGGCCTCGGCCTGTACACCACGGTCGCCAATCAGGTTGGTACCGCAGGCACCACGCCCAGCGACATCGCAACGCTGCTGGCCGCCGGCACGCGCCTCGATCAGGAAGCCGCACCGCGCGACGGTCAGCGCGCAGTCGTGTGGGATCCGGCCGCGAATGGTTCGATGGTGAAGGCCGCTGCTGGCCTGTTCAACGCACCGCAGAAGATCAGCGATCAGTACGCAAGCGGCATCTTCGTGCCGGCGCTGGGCTTCGACATCGGTATGGATCAGAACATCCGTCAGGCAACCGCTGGCACGCGCACCAACGGCACCGTATCGGGTGCTGGCCAGACGGGTAGCTCGCTGCTCGTGACCGGTCTCGGCGCTGGCGGCACCGTTGCTGCGGGCGACACGTTCACGATCGCAGGCGTGTTCGCGGTGAACCCGCAATCGCGCCAGTCGACGCGCGTGCTGCGCCAGTTCACGGTGCTGACCGCTGCGACGGCTGACGGCTCGGGCAATGCAACGCTGTCGATCTTCCCAGCGATCAACACCGCGGCGTCGAACCAGCAATACCAGACGGTCACGGCCGGCCCGGCAAACGCTGCTGTGGTCACGTGGGACGTTGCCGCGAGCACGCAGTACACCGTGAACATGGCGTACCACAAGAATGCCTTCACGCTCGCGACGGCTGACCTGCAAATGCCGGAAGGCGTCGACTTCGCCGGCCGCCGCAACCACAAGGGCATTTCCATGCGGATCGTGCGTCAGTATGCGATCGGCACGGATACGTTCCCCTGCCGTATCGACGTGTTGTACGGCTGGCGCCCGGTCTACAACGAACTCGCCTGCCGCATCGCCGGCTGATTGAACAAGGGGCCGTCATGTTCGGTTCGATGTGCGGCCCCTGTCTTCTTGTGGAGTGGTTCATGCCATACGAAAAATTCCCGATGTGGACGCATAAGCAGGGCGAGAAATCGCGCGTCGTCCATACGCAGGAAGAGTTTGATGCACTCGGCGAAGGCTGGTCCGATGCGAATCACACCCCGCCGAAGGTCTACGTCGACTCGGCTGCATTCCTCGAATATCCGAAGATGGTCAACGGCGTGATCGTGCACAGCGCCGAGGAAGAAGCCGCGCTTGAGCCTGCGATCGAGCAGAGCGACGAACGCGCAGCACTGATCCAGATTGCCGATGAAAAGGGCGTGAAGATCGATAAGCGCTGGTCGAACGACAAGATTCGCGCGGCTCTGGAGGCAGTGTGACTACGGGAACTGATCTGATCACGCTGGCGCTGAAGGACATCGGCGCGCTGGGTATCGGGCAGGCTGTCTCTGCCGAAGATACGGCTGACGCGCTGGCGACGCTGAACATGATGCTCGGCCAGTGGGATGCTGAGCGCCTGAGCGTCTATCACCTGGTCGATACGGCGCATCAGGCGAACGGATCAGTTTCCTACACGGTTGGCCTAGGCGGCGACTTCAACGTCACGCGGCCGGTCAAGATCAACGCCGCTTATGCGCGCTTGCAAAGCAGCGGCGCCGGCAGCGCAGTCGATTACCGGATCTCGATGATCGACGCGCGCGAAGATTATTCGCGCATCAGCCTCAAGACGCTCTCGTCATTCCCCGAGTGGGCGTTCTACGACTCAGACTTCCCGCTTGGCACCCTGTTTCTGTACCCGGTCCCGAACAGCAGCTACGAGCTGCACATCGTGACGATGGAGACGCTGCCGCAGCTTGCGACGGCCGGAACATCAGTCAACCTGCCGCCGCCGTATCTGGCCGCGCTGCGCTACAACCTCGCGATCTACCTGTGCCCGTCCTATCAGCTTGAGCCGACTGCATCGCTCGTGCGCCTCGCGATGAACGCCAAGCGCGTGATTAAACGGATGAACACGCAGATTCCGCAACTGACGATGCCGCGCGGTCTGATGTCGAAATCCCGCTACAACATCTACAGCGACAATTCGAGCAACTGATGCGCATCCCGCTCACATCCGGCGCGTACCAGACGCGCAGCGTTATTGCCGAGGCGCAGCGCAGCGTGAACCTGTACGCCGAAGCGAATCCGCAGGATGCGCCGTGCCCGTTCACCTACTATCCGACACCGGGCCTCACGCTCGTTTCGACGCCGCCGGGTGATGGTGAATGCCGTGCGATCTATACCGCGAGCAACGGTAATCGCTATGACGTGGTCGGGCAGAGCGTGTATTCGGTCAGTGCCACGAACGCCTATACCGCGCTCGGGCTGCTCACCTCGACGGGTGGGCCTGTCTCGATGGTCGACAACGGTACCGACGTATTTATCGTCGATGGCACCGTGAACGGGTTCACGATCGATCTGGAGACCAATGTCATGTCTCCCGTCTCCGATCCGGCGTTCTATGGTGCTGACAAGGTCGATCTGGTGGATGGGTATTTCCTGTTCAACCGGCCCGGCACACCGCAGTTCTACATTTCCCTGTTCGACGGGATCACGTTCGACCCGCTCGACATTGCATCGAAATCGACCTATTCGGACAACCTCGTTACCCTGGCCGTCATGCACCGGGAAATCTGGCTGTTCGGCGAACTCACAACAGAGGTTTGGTACAACACCGGCGCCTCAGACTTCACATTCGGCCGCATGCCTGGCGTGTTCATCGAGCATGGCTGCGCGGCCAAGCATTCAGTCGCGAAGATCGATCTCGCGCTGTTCTGGCTCGGGCAGGACCTGCAAGGGCAGAACGTAGTGTTCGCCGGCCGCAACTACATCGCCGAGCGGATCTCGACGCATTCGATCGAGCAGGCGCTGGCCGGCTATTCGCGCGTTGACGATGCAATCGGCTTCTCATACCAGCAGGGCGGCCACGCCTTCTATGTGCTGACGTTCCCGACCGCGAATGCGACGTGGTGCTTCGATGTGGTGACCGCGCAATGGCATCAGCGCGCATATCTCGAAGCCGATGGCACGCTCAGCCGCCACCGCATGAACTGCCATTCGTTCAATGCGGGCCGCAATCTGGTTGGCGACTGGCAGACGGGCAACGTCTATGCGCTCGACCCGAATGCCTACACCGATAACGGGACGACGATCGAATACATCCGGGCATTCCCGCACATCCTGGGCAGCGACGGCAACCGCGTGATGTTCCGCCAGTTCATCGCAGACATGGAAGTCGGCAACGGGCTGCCTGACGACTCCGATTCACCTGAAATCCGGCTTCGCTGGAGCGATGACCGGGGCCGAAGCTGGGGGAACTGGATTCAGGGATCACTCGGCAAGCTTGGCGAATACCTGACCTCAATCCAGTTCCAGCGACTCGGCTATTCGCGTGATCGTGTGTTTGAGCTGTCGTGGTCAGCGCCGGTCAAGACTGCGCTCAACGGCGCGTGGGTTGATGTTTCGAGGTCGCGCACGTGAGCGACGCGACCAACAGCAACATCCCGAATCCCGGGGTTCCGTTCCTCGATTCGAGCGGGCGCATTACGCAGGTCTGGTGGGCTTTTCTGCTCGCGATCTTCCAGCGGACAGGCGGCAGCGGGACGCCGACGCCGCCGACGCAGATCGACTATTCGCCGCTGATCGACGCTCAGGCACCATATCCGCCCGCTGCGATCGATCCGTATGGCGTCGCGCTGGCGCCGGTGGCTGCGCCGCAAATTGTGTTCGATGCGCCGCCGGATGCCGTGGCCGCTCCGTATATTCCGGCCGACCCGGTCGAGGACATTTTCACCGCGGGCACCGACTTTACGCCGGGCACGACGGTTAGCCTGGCGCTTTCGAAGGTCTATGCGTCCGCGCCTGCAGTTCTCGTGCATTTCGATGGCACGTTTCAGGCAACAGACCAGTACAGCGTTTCCGGCAACACGATCACTTTCACGTCGGCCATTCCGGTCGGCGTGTCCAAAGTCTATGCACGAGGCTAAAGCATGACGACCAAATATCGCGAAATGGTGGCGGCCCAGACGCTGACTGCCAGCGCAGTTTCGTATTACACGACGCCGGGCGGCACATATGGTGCGATCCACGCCGGCAGCATCTGCAACCCGACCGGCGCCGTCGTCACGGTGAATATATATAAGGTGCCGAGCGGCAACACGGCCGGCTCGCCCACGAAGATCGCCAGCAAATCTGTTGGCGCGGGCGCGACGATCGCAGTCCCGGAACTGGTGAACCACAAGATGGAGCCGGCCACGCAGATTTATGCCGATGGTCTCGCCTGCACGCTGAATATCAGCGGTATCGAATACGTCCCGAGCTAAACATTGAAAAACTTCCATTTCCTCGCTACTGGCGTTGACGTCAATCCGCTGATGCTCGCGATCCGCCGCCGTCCGGACCTGTGGAAGGAGGACACGTTTCTCCGCCACTACCCGCAAGGCCCGTTTGGCGAAACCGAAACGATCATGCTGCGCTTTCCCGAGAAGGTCGCTGGCCTGACGGAAGAGCAGATTGAGCTATACAAGCAGAACCAGCATGCCGGATAAGACCAGTACGAGGAGATCGACTATCCCGCCTACAAGGTGCTGCACGAAGCGCGACCGCTCGTGATGAACCTGATGGCGCGCGTGCAGGGCGAGCGTCTTGGCCGCGTGATGATTAACAAGGTATGCCCGGGTGGCCGTATCTTCGCGCATGCCGACACGCCCGAGCAGACGCGCTACTACACGCGCTTTCACGTGGTGCTGCACGGCCTGCCGGGCGCGGTCCTGAAGGCCGGCGACGAGCAGATCAACATGCTGACGGGCGAGTGTTTCTGGTTCGACAACAGCCAGATCCACGAAGTCATCAATAACAGCGCCGACGAACGCGTTTCGATGGTCGTCGATATCAGGACTTCGCGATGATTACTTTCACCATCGAGCCGTTTTCGAGCGTCTATGCCGAGTTGCTGCCGCTTCTGCGCAAGCATTACGGCGAAATCTCGACCCATAAGGACCACGGCGTGCCGCTCGACCCGGTTGTCGAGGTCTACCGCGCGCGCGAACTCGACGGCTCGCTGATGATGACGATCGGCCGCGAGCGAGGAGAAATAGTCGCCTATTTCGTGTGCTTCATCGCACCGGGTCTGCACTACCGCTCGTGCCTGACCTGCTCGCCGGATATTTTCTTCGTGCGCGAAGACAAGCGCACGGGGATCGCCGGCGTCAGGATGTTCCGCTTCGTTGAAAAAGAACTGCGCCGCCGCGGTGTGAAGCGATGGGCGGTCGGCAGCAAGGTTCAGCACGACGCGTCGGCTCTGTTCAAGTTTCTCGACTTCGAGCCTGTCGAGACGACCTTCGAAAAATGGCTGGAGGATTAAATCATGGTCGCAGCAGCAATTGTTGGCGCAGCAGCCGTCGGGGCGGTCGGCTCGACCGTGGCTGCAGGTGCTTCAAAGAGCGCGGCAAACACGCAAGCTCAGGCGGCGGAAGATGCTGCGCACCTCCAGAACGATCAGTGGAACCAGACACAGGCCAATCTCGCGCCGTACATGAATCTCGGCACGAGCAACATCAACGCGCTTCAGACCGCGCTGACGAACCCGATGTTGACGAAGCAGTTCACGGCGCCGAGCGAGGGTGATGCATATGCGTCGCCGGGCTACCAGTTCACCCTGAATCAGGGGCTGAAGTCCGTCCAGAATAGCGCCGCTGCGCGCGGTTTAGGTGTGTCCGGTGCTGCGCTGAAGGGCGCGGCGAGTTACACGACTGGCCTTGCTGACTCGACCTACAACGATGTATTCAATCGCGCACTACAGACGTTCAACACGAATTACAGCAGCGCCGCGAACAATGTGAATCGGCTCGCAGGCATCGTCGGTAACGGACAGAACGCGGCGGCCACTAACGGCTCGCTCGGTGCGGCAGCGGTCGGCAACATCGGCAACACGCTCACGAGTGGCGCGAATGCACAGGCGGCCGGCACTGTCGGTAGTGCAAATGCGCTCGCGAGCGGCCTAAATGGCGTCGGCAATAGTGCGCTCACATATGGCCTGATGACGAACAACGCAGGCGCTGCCGCGCCGGCCAGTGCGGCGGCTGCGGGCAGCAATCAGTACGGCTTCACGATCTAGGAAAAAACATGCCAATCGATCCGAGCATTGCTCTGAATGCGAACGCGCCGAAGCCGATCAATCCGCTGCAACAGGCGCTGTCAGTCGCTCAGTTCCGCGCGCTCAATGCCAGCGGCCTCGCGCAGCAACAGCAGCTCGACGCGAACCGCGCCACGTCTGCGGCCTATCAGCAGGCTACGGATCCGACAACCGGCCAGGTCGACAACAACAAGCTGGTCGGCATCCTGAGCCAGGATCCTGCTGCAGCGTACAACCTGCCCCAGGTGATCCAGGGCATCAACATGCAGAAGCAGCAGCAGCAGACGTTGCAGACTGGCCAGCTTGATCAGTCGATCAAGGCGCAAAGTAGCCTGCGTCAAGGCCTCGGCAGTCTGCTCACGAAGCCTGATCTTTCGGCGCAGGATGTGCAGGGATTCGCGACGACTCAGTTGCAAGCCGGTGCGATCACGCCGCAGGTGTATCAGGCTGAAATGCAATCGATGCCGCAGGATCCGCAGGGGTTGCGCGGGTGGGTGCAGCAGCACTATATGTCGGCGCTCAGCGGGGAGACGCAGTTGCACGCGATGTTGCCGCAGTATGCGCAGGTCAACACTGGCCCAGCGACGGTGGCCGTGAATCAGAACCCGATGGCGGCCGGCGGCGGTGTCGGCACGGTCGGCTATACGGTGCAGAACGGACTTTCCCCGTCCGAAGCCACCGCACAAGTGCCGGTGATTAATCCGGACGGCTCACAGGGAACGCGCAGCAAGGCGAGCGTTCTTCAACAGCAGGGTCTCGGCGGCCTCCTTCCGCAAGCGGCGCAGGGTGCAGGCGCGGGCGGCGGCAATGGGCGCTATCCCGGCGGCGGAAACGGCGGCGTCGTGCAAACGAGCCCCGCTGCAGGCGTCGTCGATGCGACCCAGAAAGCCAACGCGGCCGGCGGCGATCAGTGGGTCGCCGACCAGTCCGCAAACGCCGCATCGAATACCCGCATCAACATGCTCGGCAACGCGCTTACGTCGCTGCAGGGCGCGACCACCGGCAATGGGGCCGACAAACTCCAGGCTGTCAAGAGCCTGCTCGTGACGCTCGGCGCGGCGCCGCAAGCGACCGTCGACAGCGTGCAGAACTTCGACGAGGCGAACAAGTACCTGACCCAGTATGCGCAGCAGAAGGCGGCCGGCTTCGGTCATGGTACCGATGCGCAGCTCGCTGCGTCGATCTCCGGCAACGGCAACACGCATATCTCCAACCTGGCCGCGCAGGATGTGG